ATTTTCCATATCAGGTGAACCAACCATTGCTTTAAGTTCAGCTGTCTTAGCGTCCAACGCTTTTTTCAATTTACCGTATTTGTCACCAGCATTTAATGCACCTCCTTTAACACTAGCTGCCATTTTCATTGCTGCTGCGTCTTCTTTGTCTACTGGTTCAGTTTTAGCTGTTGTAGGTTTTTCTGCTTTAGGTTTTTCTGTTTTGGAAGATGGGGTTGATTTTGGTTTTGTTGATTTAGGTTCAACTGCAGGTTTTTCAGTTGCTTTACGTCCGCGTTGTCCTGGTTCGTATTCGCCTAGTGCTTTTGCTACTGCTTTTTCTGTTTGTGGTCCACCTAAATTAGCTGTGTATTTTGGGTCGTCACCATATTTTTCTTCTTGTGCCATTAACGCATCCTCTACTTCTGGGGCAAATTCAGGGCGTTTCTTTTTACTTAATATGATTTTCGAGATATCTTTTGCAGTTGCATCTGGGAATTTGTCTTTTAATTTTTCAGATGCAGACTTAATTGCATTGAATAATTCCGTACCTTTCTCACCACCGATGAATGGCATTTCATTTAATGTTTCTTCGTCAATTTGTTCTTCAGACAATGCTGATCCCGGTTTAGATAATTCTTGTTTGGTTTTATTTAACGCGGTAATTTTTTTATCAATAGCCATGCGTTGAGCATCTGCTGCTGCCTTATTTGCGGCTGCGTCTTCGTTTACATTGAAAGTATTAGCAGTTGCTTCTAATTGTGCTATTTGAGCATCTAGATTATCACGCAATTGTTTCAATTGTTCTACTTGATCTAATAATTTATTCATTTCACGTTGTTGTGTTTGTGGTGAATCATACATTTGTTCATTCTCACCTAAATAATTAGATATTTCTTCGCGGATAATGCCCATTAAGTAATTTTGTTTCATTTGAATATATTTTTAATTATAAATATGCAGGGAATATTGTCTGTTTAACTTTGCGTACCCTTTCCTCAACGGAACCCGTTAATTCTGCGTAATTTTTCATTTGATATGAATGTTTACGACATATACTTCTGATTTCATCATCCACAGACATTCTATATTCTGGGTCTATGGTTCGCACTCCATTATCTTCGATTGCTACCCCATCAGGTGATATGTAGAATATATAGTCGTATTCGGATATTAAACCATATGCTAAATTGCGAAAATCTGATTTTAGATAGAATGGGATGGATTTGGATAGTTCAGTAAACGCAATTACATCAATTATTGTACGGTCAGTGATAATGTTAGCACACATTAATTCACTAGCACGTTCAGCAGCAAATATAATTTGCCCCTTAATTGTCGAATCAGTGTTTAATGGTACACCCAAATCACGTAAATATTTTGAACGTTCTGTGGTGAACGTATATCCTTCAAATTCAGGTAATTGTTTAAGTGCATTTACGAGTGTAGTTTTGCCTACCGAAACACTACCTGTGAAACCTATTTTAGCCATATAATTTATTATTTAATGTGAATATATGAAGCCCCGATTGGGGCTCCAAATATTGTTTAACTAGAACTCGATAGTATCGCCTTGTTCCCATTCATTTTCCATAACACAATTATTTGAGGGGTTATGGAGATAAATATTATTTAATTAATGAATCTGCGATATAGATACCATGCAATGCTGAAATGTATATTCCTCTAGCCCCAGCAGCATCTCCTTGTAAGTGGATGTTTGGGTATTTTGGTAGAGATAAATTGTGTTTGTTTAGTACTATTTCATTGGTTAAGAATTTTACTTCAGGACAATAGAATATATAGTTGTCGTCAATACCAAATGTTGAATTTAAATCAGATATAAACTCCATAATATAGTCGGCATATTTACCGAACCCTTCTTTGAATTTGTCCAAAGTGATTTTATATCCAGGTACGGTTCCACCTTGATCAGTTTGGGATGGTTCTCTATCTGTTGGTGAGTAGTATGCTGCTTTACCTTCGGATTGGAAGAATTCCACTAATTGTTTACTGAATGTAAATGGATCTTCAATACCACGCGCCTCAAGTAATATACCGAAATTGGTTAAACCATTGAATTTGTCTGGGTCTTTATGAGCATGACCATTAAATGATTTCATCCCGTATGTTTCTTCTTCTGCTACGAATGCAGCGAAATTGTTTGTGCAAAATGAACGGGCGCTATCGTCGCCAAATTTCTTGTACAATTTAAAATCGTATGCTATTTTGTTTAGTTCGGTGAAATATTTTCCGTCTGTTTCATAACGCACACCAATTTGTGCTGGTTTAGGTGTAGTGTCTAAATTGTATTCTTCGATTAAATCCGACAAGAAGTCCATTCCCGATTTACCTGTACCAACAATTAACACATCATAGTCAGTATAATTATGTACAGTTTCTCCACTATATTGAGTATCAAATATAACTCGGTTATGTTGTGTATCAATACTAGTAACATTGGCATTGTATACTTGATATACACCACATTGCTCAAAATATTCGAATATAGCTTTAACTTGCTGTTGACCAAAATCAGTACCCAAGTGATAACATGGTGATTGGCGTAACTCAAATGGTGAGTCCTTGATATATTGTGGTTCATCCGTTGGTTCAGTATACATTATTTTAGATGCATCTGGGTGATATTCTACAATATAGTCATATAATTGTTTGGATAATTGTTCAGCATATTCTTGGTTGGTACAATAGTGTGGGTAAAACATACCACCTTGGTTGAATGATGGGATTACTTTAAAGTCACTCCATGTGCCTGCTCCTCCTGCACCCGTCATTACTTCGTCAGGTTTACGGTCATGAATTGAATTCCCTTTATCAATGATAGTAATTAATTTTGGATCATAACCATTTTTAAGTAAGTGTAGTACAGCATATTGGGTAGATACCCCTGCACCAATGTATACTATTCTTTTCATATATAAATTTTAATTTAGTTGAATATACGTAAAATAAAAAGTGGCTCCAAATACTTTCGTATAAGGAGCCACAGCTTCCATAATTTTATTGAACCGACAGGCTATGAATCTGTCTACATGTTTGGTTAATTAATCACCGGTGTATGTTGAACCCATATGTCCTTTTCCTTTTCCTAAATCAACATATTTGGTGGATTTAGGAGATGTTGGTTTTGGATTAATTTTAATGCTTAAATCGTAAAGTTGTTCAAGTGATAGATCGGATAATGATTCTACATTATTTTTGTCTAAAAACACATTGATTATAGATTCACGGTTTGTTTTAGCAGCAACATTTTTAATCCCACGAATCATCATTGATTTATCACGAGATTCATTTTCATTAATTACACGGGATATTTCTTCCTTAATGATGCGACGGATGTCTGTTTTATTCATGTTTATATGTTTTTGTTACCCTACCCAATACCTTTTTGTCCTCCTATTAAAATATATAGGGCGGCCATTTTTCCTTCCCATTATAGTTATTTCGTCATTATCATCACTTTTACCTAATATTTCATTATATTCACTATCGTCTAATTCACGACCTAAATATTTTTCAACTTCAGATTTGTTATTTGGATTAACACCAGCTGCTTTTAAGTCCCTTAAAGTATCATACGATTCTTCGTTTAGTACTTTTTTAATTTCTTCTTTGATAATGTTACGTAAATCAGATTTTTTCATGTTTATGTATTTTTATTTTTAATGTACCATCACCTTTAATTAATCGGTGATATATATGTTTCGGTATAAATATATGTTCTTTTAGTGAGGTAGGTAAGGTATTGTCTAACTGGATTTGCCAATTTGTGTCTTCTAGTATTTCGATGGTGCGAGATTCACCATCACGATGCCACATTAATTCAATCGGGTCTATATGTTCGTTGAATTCACGAATGATGTAGGCATCGGTTATTTCTATGTCTGTATATGGTTTCATCACCAAAATCCTGTAAACGTTGTGTTAATACCCAATAATTTGGCGTAACGAGGAAGTCTACAACTCCAATATGACGCCTTTGTGCGGTCTTTTTTATTAGCACAATCATGTCGTTTAGCGAATGCTCGACGCGCCTCTGAGTTGTTTATTTTTGCTTTAAGCCCACCAGCATCACCAAATGACACTTTTTTGATATTTTTGGTTTTTGGATTGCGAACATAAACATAGTATTTTTTACCACCAGCACCACCACGTTTTGGTTTTCCGATTGGTGGGTCTTTCTTTTCACTTTCAGCTTCTTCTAAAAAATTATTTATTTCATTAATTTCTCCTTTAGTAATTTTATTCCAACTAATTTGTTTGATATATTTTTGTTCTTTGTCGGTTAATTTAGATTTTAAAAAGTTTTGGATACCTGGTTTTCGGGATTGGATAAAATCAAATACCTCAGGGTCTTTTCTTAATCTATCTATAACTCGATTTAATTTATAATGTTTAATCCAATCGATTACTTGTTTTCCTAGGTCTGATTGGGTAATGGCTAAACCTGCAATGGGGAGGGTTACAAGAATTCCTACTGCTAATAGAGCCCATGGGTTACTTTCTCCAACATCATTACTTGATGATATACCCCTAGCGGC